CAGGCACAGGCAGGCGTCACGGAATTTGCAGACAAGTCCCGCGCATCCTTTCAGCGCGTGGCCGTCGGCGGCGCGGGGCTATGGGGCGTGGGGCAGGCCATTAAGGGCGCGCTGGGTCCGGCAATTGAAATGTATGACGCGCTGCAGGAGCAGACCGCGCGTGGCATCGACAGCACTGCGCTTAAGCAGGTTGAGAAGGATGCGAACATCTTTTCAATGACCTACGGCAAAAGCGCCGTGGAGTTTGTGCAGTCAACGGCCAGCATTAACGCCGCAATCAGCGGCCTGACCGGTGACGAGCTGCCGAAGGTTACCCGCATTGCCAACCTTACCGCCGCTGCGCTTGGCAGCACGGCAGCGGAGTCGGCGGAGTTCATGGGGCAGATGTTTGGCAACTTCCGCGAGGATGCGGAGCGCCTGGGCAATGTGCAGTTTGCTGAGCAACTTTCGGGAAAAGTGGCGTTTATGCGTCAGCGCTTCGGCGTCGAAATGGGCGCAATCAAGGATTTGATGGAGGGCGCACGCGGCGTCGGTACGAACTACGGCATCGGCCTTAATGAGCAGCTTGCCGTGATGGGCGAGCTGCAGCGCACGCTGGGTACTGAGGCGTCCGGTTCGTATGAAGGATTTCTGACCGGTGCTGAGGAAGGCGCTAAAAAGCTGGGCATGAGCTTCAAAAATGAAGCGGGTCAGATGATATCCATGCCGGAAATCCTGATCAAGCTGCAGGCAAAATACGGCGCCAGTATCACCGGTAACGTTGAGGCGCAGAAGGCGCTGGATGATGCGTTTGGGGACAGTTCAGCGGTGGTTAAACAGCTGTGGGGCAACGTGACAGCACTGCAGCGAAACATCACCGAGCTGGGCGGCAATGACGGGCTTAAGCGCACACAGGAAATGGCCGCGAAGATGGTTAAGCCGTGGGACCGGTTTATTCAGATTCTGGAAGCCATCCGGCGCGTGATCGGCCTGACGCTGATACCGGTGATTTATCCGCTGCTGAACCGCCTGGCGGATATGGGGCAGACGTTCGCGCGCTGGATGCAGATGTTTCCGAACATCGCGCGCGTGGTCGGGTATGTGGCGCTGGCCGTGCTGAGTTTCGCCGGTGCGGGTGCGGTGGCTAATATCGTGATCGGCATGACTACGTTTGTCATGACCGGGCTGCGCGGCATCCTGATGGGGGTTCTGCTGGTCACGCGCCTGTATACCGGGGCGCTGTGGCTGGCCGGGGCAGCGGTGAAGGCTTATGCCATGATCATGCGCACACTGCGCGGCGTACTGCTGGCCGTGCGTATCGCTTCAGTGCTGACCGGCGCGGCCATTAACTTCATGAGCTGGCCGATTCTGCTGATCATCGGCGCAATCGCGCTGCTGGCCGCAGGCTGCTATCTGCTGATCGCGCACTGGGATGCAATCAAAGCCGCCGTGATGAACACCGAAGCCTTTCAGGCTGTATCCGGCGCGGTGGCAGCTGTAGCCGGTGTATTTGGTAAAGCCTGGGCGTTTATCAGCGAGGGCTGGCTGAGTTTCGTGGCGCTGCTGTCCGGTTTTTCCGTAACGCAAACGCTGGGGAATATGGCCAGCGGGATAATGAATCTCTTTGCGAACCTGTGGGACAACATTAAAAAAACGGCGCTGAGTTCACTTAACTGGATTATTGCCAAAATCAACAAAATCCCCGGCGTCGATATTGCGGAATTTGGTGAGCCTGCAGCGCCGCCGCCGCGTGTCGAAAATAACCTGACAACCGGTGGCCAGTTAAAAGGTATTGAAGCAGGCGGAATTAATAAAACTATTTCCAGCAACAGCCGGAGCGTAACGGATAACAGCAAACGCATCGAAAAAGTGGAAATTAATACAGGTGGCGGCATGACGCCGCAGCAGCTGATGGAGTGGCAGGAGCTGGCGGGATGAGTGAATTACTGTATATCGATTTGCTGATTGAAAACGGCAACTTTGTTTTAAATACGGGCAAAGAGCCGGTCACGTGTAATAACCGTAAAAGTATTCAGCAGGATATTGCACACGCCATCATTGAATCTGGCCTGATGACCGAAATGATTGCTGAAAGAAGCCCGACCTTACGCGCTGATATTCTGACGCGGCTTGAATTACTGATTGAAGACGATGAGCGGATTATTCCTGGCACCATTGAGCTGACAGAAGAAAGCCTGTCACGGCTCTGGGTGACGGCCAGCACATACGACTTCGGCGCACTGTCTTACGGGGTGGATATATGACGGACAAACCGCAGGTGGATTTTACGGAGGTGGTGAAAGCCAGCGGGATGCCGGTGACGGAAGCGGAGCTGAAAGCGCGCTTTACGGACATTGCCGCGCAGGAGGGGCTTATCACCAATACTTCGCGCATGTCGCCGTTCTGGCGGCTGGTCACGGCCATTATCACCGCGCCGGTGCTGTGGCTGGCGGACGTCATGATCAATACGGTACTGGTGAATATGTTCGTGGCCACGGCAGGCGGTCAGATGCTGCGCCTGCTGGCATGGGCGGTCAACGTCACGCCAAAACCGGCAAGCCGGGCTGAAGGCGTGATCCGTTTCACAAAGGAGAATACCGGGGCTGACGTGACCGTGCAGGCCGGTACGCGTATCCAGACTGAGCGCATTAACGGCGTGGTTTACGAGCTGGTGACCGTTGCTGACTTCACCATTCCGGCGGGGGAAGCCAGTGCGCTGATCCCGGTGCGCGCTTCGGATGTGGGGGCCGCGTGGAACCTTGCGCCGGGCTATTACCGCATCCTGCCGGTGGCCGTCACCGGCATCACGCAGGCGGAAAGTGAGGAAGACTGGCTGACCGTGCCGGGCGCTGATGAAGAGAGTGATGACGAGTTGCGTGAGCGCTGCCGCAATCAGTTTAACCTGGTGGGTAACTACCACACAGACGCGGTTTACCGCTCAATGATCGCCGGTGTAGTCGGACTGAGTATTGACCGGATTTATTTCCTGCACGATGCGCCGCGCGGGCCGGGAACGGCAAACGCCTATCTGCTGCTGGATTCCGGCGTACTGTCAGATCCGTTTATCACCGCGGTAAATGACTACATCAACACGCAGGGCCATCACGGCCACGGTGACGACATGCAGTGCTTCGGAATGCCGGAAACCCGGCACGATCTGAGCGTGAAAATGTATCTGCAGAACCCGGATAACATGACCGCCGAAAATCAGGCGCTGCTGATTAAAAATGCCGGAAACCTTATCCGCAGCGCATTCCGTGAAAACGCTGACTATGACGTTAAAAAGACGTGGCCATACGCACGCTTTTCGTTTTCGAACCTTGGGCGTGAGCTGCACAGAGCGTTTCCGGAGGTGGATTCGGTCACCTTTTCACTGGGCGATATCGTCAGTGATTTAAGTGTGCCACGCCTAAACAGCCTGACGGTGAGTATTGAACATGACTGATTTTGATAAAAAGCTGGCCGGGCTGCGCCTGCCCACGTGGATGCGCAAAGGGGAGCCGGACAAACTTCTTAAAGCCGCGCGTAAGTTCTGGGCGCAGGTGTACGGCTGGGTTACGTGGCCAGTCAGCCAGTTTGATCCGCTGACCTGTTCTGAACCGCTGCTGAATCTGCTGGCGTATGACCGCGATATTACCCGCTTCAACGGTGAGCCGCTTTCACTGTTCCGCAGGCGTGTAGCGTTTGCGTTTGTTAACGCGCGTGATGCCGGGTCAGTGGCAGGGTTTATCAGTATTTTCGAGCGGCTGGGTATCGGGTATGTGGAGCTGGTTGAGCGCCAGCCCGGCATTGACTGGGACGTAATCCAGGTGCGCGTTTCAGACAGCCAGATTGCGGACAACGCGCAGCTGCTGCTTCAGATAATCCAGCAGTACGGCAGGACGTGCCGCCGTTATCAGTTTGAGGTGATCACCTCGCAGCCGTTCGCCATCCGTGCAGGCTGGGACCAGGGTGAATATGTGGTTTACCCGGCGCGCATCGCCGGGGCGGACGTGACCAGCGCGACGTTCAGCGCAGGAATTTAAGGGAAAATTATGTCACAGACAGTTATCACGACAGCATTTGAGCAGTGGAAAGCGCGCCAGGCGGAAACCGGCGAGCCGGTATTACTGGATGAATTTATTTTTGCGAACGTGCCGGGCCTCGATCCGGCTAAGCCGGTAGACCGCAGCGAGGGCATCCCGCCGCAGGCACAGATAGTTCACCGTCAGGCGGTCACGCGCAAGGGCGTGGTTAATCAGAATGCGGTGGTGCATTCAGTGGTACTGGGCGCGGACACGGGCGATTTTACGTTTAACTGGATCGGACTGACAAACAGCGCAACCGGCACGCTGGCCATGATCGTACATGCCCCGGCACAGCAGAAGCTGAAAACCCGCGAGGGCCAGCAGGGTAACGTGCTGACACGTTCATTCCTGATGGAGTACAGCGGCGCACAGCAGGAAACGGGTATCAGTACGCCAGCGGAAACGTGGCAGATTGATTTCACCGCGCGCATGGGCGCAATGGATGAGCGCCAGCGGCTGGAAAACACCGATATCTATGGCCCGGCTGCGTTTTTTGGTGATGGCTGGCTGGTCGGTAAAAGCGGCACGCAGTATTACGTCACACATGGCGCGGGATACGTGGGCGGCCTGCGTGCGCAGCTGGACGCTGACCAGAATATTAAGGTCGGCGTGAAGCCGGTAAAAGTGTGGCTGGACGTGTGCTTTACCGGGACGCTTGCCAGCGTCTGGGGCGTGCAGAGCAAAATCACAGTGGCGGCTGATCTTGCTGACTATGAGCAGGACGGTGTGAAGCATTATGTGTCAGCGCTGGCGAGTATTGACGTTGCCGGGAACATCACGGACCTGCGTCCAAAAGGGTCGCTGGACAATCAGCAGGCCAGTGATGCGCTGAAAAAGCATGAACAATCACGCAATCACCCTGATGCAACACTGAAAGAAAAAGGCTTCGTTCAGCTTAGCAGTGCAACAGACAGCGCCAGCGAAACGGCTGCAGCAACGCCTAAAGCTGTAAAAGCAGCAAACGATAATGCCAATACGCGCCTGAAGGCGTCAGCAAACCTGTCAGACCTGGCTGATATCAGTAAAGCCAGAGAAGTTCTGAAAATCGATAAGGTAGGTAACTGGATGGCGGTGCAGGCTAACGGCGGCCAGCGTTCATCCGGCAATCACCAGATATTTATTGACTGGGGTGCTGACGGGAAGCCACACCTGACGGTTGATGCTTCCTACATTGGTGAGCTGTTTACCACTGGCAATCCGCCAAATGCTGGACAGACGGGCGCTTACCCTAAAACAGGTGGAAATCTCGATGAAGAAGCGAGCATTTCAGTAATTTCAAATGTTAAATCCGGCACTACCGGTCAAACGCTTTACTCGCCGATGTTCCGCGCTGTCTTAAAAGGTCGGGGAGGAGATCAGGACTTTAAAGACGGCGCATCCGGCTTTATGAGAATTGTCGAAGAAGTAGGCAGGCTCGCTTACTTGCAGCTTCAGTGGGACGGGTTCGGCACCGTACATGAGTTCAGGTTCGATCAGCGCGGTAACTCGCAGGTTTATGGAAAAGCGTACACCGGCAGCGGTTCCAGTTTCCTGGCTGAGGACGGTAACCTTTATGGCCCCGTATGGGGCGGATATCTGAACAACTGGATTGCAGGCAAGATCGGTGAGGTGAATAACGCCATCAACGGTGTAAGAGGCACAGCTAACGATGCATGGAACAAAGCGCAGGATGCGCAGGTTAACAGGGTTGCAGATGTTGCCCTGGGTGGTGAAGGCGCATTTCAGATTGTTAAAAATGGCCAGCAGCGTGTTCCCGGTGGTTGTGTGATGACCGGCTGGAATTATGAAGGCGATAACCCCGGCGGGGATACGGTGTTTTACCGTCCGATTCAGAAGCATGTTCCGTCAATGGGATGGGTAAATGTAGGGCATACAGCATGATGTTAATACTCAAAAATTTCACACAGTACATTCCGGAATATGCGGAATTAATGGTTCCCGCGCTTTACTTTGAAAGTGAGAAAGGTGAGGACTGGTATTTTCACCGCACGCGGTTCAGTGATGACACGCTGAAAGTCTGCTACGACAGCGAGGGCATCATTCGTTCTTTCGGGTTTGACGCATCACGCCTTTACCCTGGAGGATATTCCGTTGCAGAAGTCGAAAAAAATGCGGTACCTGAAGATATCTCTATTGATGGTTCATGGATGTTTGACGGTTCCTCAATCGTGCGCCGCACTGAT